GCCTTGACTCCCCTACTAAAGGGAGTGAAACACGGTACGAAGGCCCCTAACCCTACGCAGTTTAGTTACTAATTAAACCCGTTTTGGTGTTAGGTGGAAGTACTAGGTCAATCATTATGGTAAAGAGGTCCAAACTAGAAGAATTGAATCTCCCTAATAGGGGGTCATTAAGAGTTAAATGTATGGGTAAACCCAGCACTCTTTTCTTAATTCTAAGTCACTACTGTTAAGTAGCAACTGAATCCTATAAGGCCCTTGTTCTAATAGACTAGTTTCAACTATAACAATCTACCTTTCTTTAAACCAATACCTAGTATTTGTTTAACCAGGGCTTTTAAATCAGCCTAAAGAGAAGATAATCATTATAGCATCTGCTATGACATTGAAGATAATAAGTGGTAGTAATTCTTTTACGTACCGGCATCAAAGTTTTTTGATGAATGTTGTTCCAATAGGAATGGATTACGGATCCAGAAAAGAGACAGATTTATTTGTTTCGATTCTTTTGAAGATATCTATCACCAATTTGGTAAGAGCACTTTCAGCTAAAATCCGCGAGTCCGATTTTCGTAGAGAAAACGTCCCCTTACTTAAAAAGTATTTCGCCAGACCTTCCTCGAGTAGCCAATCAATAGATATATCGGAGTCCAATCGGTCTTCGAGTTTATCAAATGTATTAGCACCTTGATTAAGTAGGTGATTTACAGTATTAAGTAAAGGATGTGTTAACGCCACTTCATCATTGATCAATGTCCCTAGTAGCGAAACTTTCGTTCTATTAGTCATTACTAATGATGAGGAGCTGTACATAATCATTTTTGTAAACATTTCCCGAACTCCTGGTCGTAAAGACCGTTGTAGAACTTGTAAAGTTCCACCTGGAGTTGGACTGTCTATAGAAGTGATTCGTACTTTTCCTTCGGATTCGTGTTTTATGGTAGCTCCATCAAGTCTGTTGGGATTTAATGTGAGAGCTTTACATAGATTTTTAAAATATGTTTTATGCTCCTCATTAAACGTTCATATCACGTTCAATCAGTTCTTTCTTAGCTAGCCCTATGATTCTTTTCAGAATATTAGGAACATCAGTATTTAATACTGTTGGACTAAGGAAGCTGAAGCCAAACAAATTGTTAAGAGTTTCTATAAACTCCAATTGTTTCACTTCGGTATAATCTTTCATTTTTATGAAGGATTGTAGTTGATCGAACACAGTATATAATTTTATCATTGAATTAGTTTTATTGATAATAAAATTCTTTTCATAAATAATTTTATGTACTGCCGATATTAGCTCGACCTGCCCATTAAAGGAAATCTTAAAACCATGGCTGATCTGATTTTGAAAAAAATTATGCAATTGTGAATAACTTTTGTATACAGATAGTAGACCAGAAACAGAAAACCCAGTTATTTCTTCACCTGATATAAACCACCTCTTAGCAAATTCAAACCCTTCAGAAGAAGAGTGAGTTTTTGGCATAGAGATAGGCATATCTAGTTGTTGTAATAAAAGGATATACTGTTCAGCTACTTTATCGACATCAATACGAATATCATCTCCAAGTAAACAATAATCAGTAAAAAACTGACTATAACCCGCTCTGTGAGCGGCTACTTGAACGATAATATGATGTGTTAATGCCATAACAGCCCATGAGCTATAAGCTCCCATAGGTTGGCCGGCCCCATACGAGACCTGACGGAGATCATTATTTGAGATCTGAATTGTGAAAGCCAAAGCGGTCATAATATATTTCCAAGCTTTCGATTTTACTTCTGAACCATATAGGTATGACACTATACGCTCTTGTAGAGCAATAGGCATTCTATCTGTTGCAGCTGTTAAATCTAGTGAGTGAAATAAATTGTTTCCGATAGGTAGTAACGATTTAGAAGTAAAGAAATTTTGGTTCTTAGTTCCATCAGTAGATATACTTGAAAGTATATTCATTATTCCTCTATGAAGAGGTAATAAAGCTGTTTGGCTCCAATAATCAAAAATTGCTATTACTCTAACCTTTCCCTCCGGATCACCAAAGAAACTAAGTTTTCGAAGTGACTGGGATTTAGGAGGAACTATCAGTGCCCATAAATGAGCCCAAGATAGTCCCCATGGTTTAGCTAATAACCTACTTATA